CAACGTTCGTCTCATCCAAGGGAGTCCCTTGGAATTAACAATCAACACGCGAAGATATTTGATGGATTTCAACGCAGCGTTCCAGCATCATCGAATGAAACTGGAACACTGCGTTGGGATAAATCCTGACTCTTTGGAATGGCATGAACTAGCAGTAGAACTGCTCTCAATGAGCAATTATATATGCGTTGGCGATTTCAAGAAGTTTGGACCTAGGTTGCTAGATCTGTTTGTCATCGATGATCATGTAACAGAAGTTGAATGGTATGAACATTTTGGTGGTGAGGAAGTAGATGCAAGTACAGCTCGCAAAATGCTAGCAAAGCGAACAGCACATAGTTTGAATCTTGCATTTGACACAGTTGTAAAGCTGTGGTGCGGGAGTCCTTCTGGTGCTATCAACACTGTAATAAGAAATTCGAAAGCAGCGATGCGCTATATGCGATGTGCTTGGCTTGGAATAATGAAGATGGGTCTTCATTTGTTTCGAAAGTATGTAAAGTTTTTCTGTTATGGTGATGATGTGATCTTTGCTGTCCACCCCGATGTTATCGATAGATTTAATAACCAAACCATCTCCGATTACTTCGCGCAATTTGACGTCACCTACACCGACGTCCTTAAAAATGGTACAATGCGCAAGTATTGTACGCTAGAGGAGGCCACTTTCTTAAAAAGGGGTTTCCGTTTCTTTACTGACACACCCATGAAACCTGGGGTGTGGATTAGTGTACCCGATTATTTCGAGAGTATCGATATAACTAACTGGGTACGAAAACCTAAAGGTACCAAAACCGGATCGGATATTGAAAACATCCTTACTGAAGCAGCAATAAGCAATTGCGAAGATGCTATCAGGAAACTCTGGGCGCACGGAAGATCAACGTTTGAAGCGTTCCAGACCAAGGTTCGAGATTTTTGGGCACCTTTGCGGCCGATACGAATGCCAACTTACTATACATTCGAAGGATTGCAGCGTGACTATGGAATACCTGTCTATGGAGATAGAGAAATAGTTAAAGCTGTGTTCCCCGAATATCAGTTTGATGGCACCGCGCAAACCAAATCAGGGGATCCTGAACCGTCACCTCCAGTACTAGGAAGCGTCTTAACCGAGTGTTCGCACAAGGAAGATAGGCGTCGTAATTCTAATACTTGGTCAGTAACGGACGAAAACGTTGGTACGCCTGCGTCTAGTCCCACGGTAACCCAAATACAGTGTAAAGGGGTCCCAATCGTATCAAACTTCCATACCTTTGAAGAAAATCATCAAAGTGTATATTTCAACACGTGAGGCACGTGGTTTGGGTTAGAGCCCCATAAATACCTCATAGAACCTCATCGTTTTGAAAGGGA